CCCATTTCACTTGGGTAAAAAGGTAATAGTTGTTCATATCCCATTTATGATTCCTCCTCTTCATTATCAAATACTGTATCATTAATTAATAGATACCCAGATAGAGGTGTCTTAGGTATATCACCAATGGTATACCTTAAGTCAAAGATGTACATACCAGCTTCAAGAGAATCAGTATCATAAGGAGTGAAGTTCACTTGATACTGAGTTGTACTAAGTTTTACAATACCATCACCAAGCTCTTTCTCTAAGAGCATACTTTCATCATAATCTTCTTTAACTCCAAACTTGATTGTACTCAAGTCTTGGTTAAGATTCTTAAAAGTAATGATGAAGCTGAACTGGTCTCCCTTCTTTACTTGAAAGACTTTGAGCATTACTTATTCTCCTTCTTTAGGACTTTGAGAGCTTTCTTAATAGATTCTGGGATTGGCACTCCTGCTTGTCCTAAGTTCTCAAGGATGCTCAATCCTTCATTAGCTACAAAGTAATATATAACCAGAGTTCTGACTGCTCCAGTTTCTCCTGTTACTCTATCCACTAGAACAGAAAGCATCACGATCAGTAAAACTCCTACCTTTTTCAAAATACCTTTTAAGCCAATTTTAGAGCTTAATTCCTTAGTTACATAAGCTTTAATAATTCCACTTATATAATCTAAGACAATTGCAATTAATAAGCATATAAGTGCAATATCTAGTCCACCTATTAAATAGATGAAAGTTGTAGCTGTTACTGCCAGTATGCTATCTATAATTTCTTTCATAACTTGATTATACCACAAGCAAATAGACCACCCTCGCATAGTGGTCTATTTACTTTGAACTTATTTACGCTTCTTTTTCTTACCAGAACAACCCATGGTAATTCTCCTATATGTTCATTACTAATTTTATCACTTCATAACATAAACTTTTAATTAATATTGACTCAAACCTTACACAACCATCTTTATATGCTTGAATGAACTTATTGAAGTGTATTGCATGATTCCGAGACTTTAGGAACAGAGTGTTGGGTCTATGGTCTTTCATAGTGACTGAATATACTATTGGATAGTTAGGGTCAATCTGCTCAGACACCCACATAAGTCCAGCCATCATATCTACCCATACTCCTAGCTTCTGGTCTTTATAGATAAAGCTAAAGTAGAATCTAGCTGTTGAGGTTCTTTTCTCTACAAAGGTTGTATCGTCATTGATAAACTCATTCTCTATAGCAAAGTCATCATAACCTGTACCTTTGATGATAGAATAGAACTCATTTTGCTTCTTAGCTTCTATCATCTCTTTCTTCTTTACATTCTCTACAATGATAGACCTTGTGGGATGATGCCAAATATACTTACCATTCTTATCTGGTTTAGAGGTGTCAGGCATCTTCAAATCCCAAAACAGGAAGAAGGGATTATTAATACTTACGCTATTAGAGAGCATGAATAGTACACACCTTGGATGGTCTGACCCTGGTCTAGCAACCGTCTCATATAAGTTCATAAGAGTAATTGGCTCATTCTTAAGATACCTCTGCATAGAAGATTGAGTATCTACCATGAACTCATCATAGATAATCATAGTTACATTAGGATAAGATATGGACTTCTTATTATCTGCAGTTGAAAGCACAATACCATAACCACAAACATCATCCTCAGTCCATGGTATCTTCTTATCACTATCAATAGCTAACCTACAGTAGAGCTTCTGTCCATCCACTTTGAACTCATAATCAGTAAACTCCCTGCCAACATCCTTAAAGAAGGTTGGAAGAGAGTCTTTAAGGTCTTTCTCATATCGTCTTGCATATACAAATTGCTCGCCCTTCTTAATGAAGTTCAAGATTGCTCTCTTCTTGCATCCATAGGACTTACCAGCAGTACGGTTGCCAACAATCACGAAAAATAGGGCATTATGAGTTAATGTCCTGTCTATATCCCAATATTTAGAAGTCTTAGTTGTCATACTTTCCTTGTAAGAGGTTCTGGACTCAGGCAGGATGAGTAACCAACTCACCAGCTCTCGGTAGCTCTTCACTATGGTTCTTCAAGCTGTTTCCAGTCTAAGCTACCCAGAGACCTCTTAACCTTATTATATCATTATTTCTTAATGGTAAAGGTTGCATCCATAAGCACAGTACCACCTGACACAACCTGAGGTAATTTCTTACCTGTATAGGTAGCACCAATCTTAAAGTTATCAAAAGTCACTTGATCATAGCAAGTATCAGGCATACCAGCTACAGTTATCTTCAATCTATAATCTTTAGTATCTGGATTGTTAACATCCTCACTAAGGTTCTCAATGTAACACTTTTGTCTTAGGAACTTTGCACCACATCCTTCTTGTTGACCATAGTCTGAGAACTTGCTTTCAAACTTCCAAGCACCTAACTTATAAGGGTCAATCTCAAGTCCTTCAGGAAGCTTAAAATCCGGAGAACTAAGATGTAGAGAATCTGTATCTGCATAGATGAACTGAATATTACTTTTACCTGCATTATAGTCATCTGTTACCTTTTGAGCTGAAGTGATAGTAACTCTCCTAGCATAACTAGTAATAAAAGAAGCCATAGCAATATACAAACCTTTCTTAGGTTTAGCTTCAGATAAGTAATACTTAACCTCTCCATCCTCAGCAAGGTATGGTACTTTGTTTATATTCTTTATATCTTGACCAAATTTTCCGTAACAGGAGTTAAGCATGAGCTTTGCGATGGTTCTCATACCTTTATTGCCATCTTGAGTTGCTTTAATCTTAGCTTCCGTCCACTTATCTATATATTTATCAAACATCCCAGAACTTGCTTTGAACTTCCATCCAGAATGGTAAACAGGATTATATACATTATATTGCTCAAAGAATAGCTCCAAGTCCACGCTGTTAAGACAAAGGGTAACCTCTTCTCCATTGCTGGAAGTAAGATACTCATTACCAGTAAATATTAAGCTATGTTTAATCTGAATGGTTGGTATCTTATTAGGTTTAAGCTCAAACTGACAGCTCAACATCTGAGTATAGATAGGATATAGAGGGTCATACTGATACTGACCTTGGAAGAAGATTGGAGTGCCAAAAGGGAAGGCATTATCTGGATTCCTCATTACACTAGGATAAAGACTATTCACATCTAAAGTTACACCATTCTTAACTACCACACCAGCAAACTTAGGATTAAGATAAGTGAATCCACCTCTATAACTTTGCTTTACATCATTGTGATACTCTGGTGTAGGATACCATCTATCAAAAGTCCTCTTACCAATAGTCTGCTTGTATTGATCTAATGCACAAGCTCCAATAGTCATCTTAGTCATTCCATGCTCAAACATGAACCTAAGAGCTTTAGCTACAATCTGAACATCACCCTTAATATATTCCTGTTCCTCTTCAGAGATAGGAGAACCAGCAGGAAGAGAGTCATGAAGCTTATAATCTATCTCACCTTTAGCTTGCTCCAGACCAAAAGCTTTAGGAATATCCCTCACCTTCATTGGAATAAGCTTAAGTGAATCTCTAAGAACAACCTTCCTAGTATTCTTACCCTTACGATAGAAGATTATTTCACATTGATAGACAATACCCTTATCACTAATCATAGTGTTAAAAGTTCTGGACTTCCTGTCTTCCTTCTCAGTTGTATGCTTGAAGCCCAACTTGAAGAGACGGTCAATGATAAATGATAGGTCAAAACCTAAGTTATGGAAGAAGATACGAGGAGAACCTGTCTGCTCTGAACACCACTCTAGGAAGTCATCAAGGTCATTACCAATAATGACTTCCTCTGGGTCATCAATGTCACAGATAGCATAAGCCCAGACCCTACAATCCTTAGGATTGGTAGTGGTCTCAAAATCAGCCATGTACTGTTTCATCCTTCTCCTTGCTTAAGTTTATATGTTTGCTAGAACACCAGCCATAGTAGGACTTAGGTCTAGTAGTGAATTAGCTCCTTTCCAATATCCTTTAAGCTCATTCACATAATTGTAATACTCTTTACTACCTTTAGCTGGTGGGTAAGCCCACTCAAAGGCATCTCCTTTTGCTTGATACTTCAAGTAAAACTCATCTGAAGACATAGCTCTAATATTAGCCACAACATCCTGAATATCGTTACTGTCAAAGTTCTCTTCCAAAGTTCTAATGAAGTTATTTTTAAGCATCTCATCACGCTCATTGTAGTAAGTGTCTTTAGCTTCCATCTGTAAAGCTCTCCACTTCCACTTAATATCCTTCTGGGATTGACCTCTAGTAAAAGCTGTTGTTGGTTTCAGCTTATTCTTTTCAGCCAATCCCATCCCAAACATCTGACCAAGGGTATAACCTAACTTACCTTGAGAGTTCATCATCTCAACTGTATTCAAGTTATCTAACCTTACACCTCTCCTTCTGTTAATTATCTGAGCTAACCTAGTCTGCTCAGCTTTCTGCCATTTTGTAACTCTAGCTCCATAATCACTACCAGTCTCTACAATTTCCTCTGCACCTCTTCTAGAGAACCTTTTAAGCATATTCAACTGACGGTTATAATCTTGTCTTGTAGCGATCAGCTCCTTCACTTGACTAAGGGTAAGCTTATTCTCATATTGCTCTGTTCTGGAGTTCCAAAAGGTTGGCAATATGTTTGAGTTAGCAGGATTCTCTTTTACTAACCTTCTGAGCTTGTCATTGAAGTTTCTGACAACCCTTCTAAGCTCTCTTTCATCCTCTTCTCTCCACTTAATGTTATATTGTCTAGGCATCTGTAAACCTTATCATTAAAGTTAATATAGCAACCACGATTCTCAATCTTTCTGTACAGGTTAAAGTCTGATAGGAATCGGCAGTCAATACCAAACTTAAAACGCTTATAAATATGATTATATATCATAGTAAAGTTCTTTGAGCGTAACTTGGTAAAATTATCCAAATGTAATTTTGAGCTAAAGTTAAAGGTTACAACCTTTCCATCATGAAAGTAAGTGTAAGTGTATGGAGAATACTCTAATCTCCTACAAACTCCATTCCTAGTTAGTAATTTTTGCTTCATTTCTTTCTCCTTGCATTATGCTTAATTATTATCCCAATTATCAGTAAGATTGATGCTAATATCACCTCTATCATGTTTACCTACCAATCTCTTAAAGAAGTTAATGATCATTAGTTTGTATCTAAGCATTGTCTTCCTCCCCACAAAGTTCGGTGACGAGATACGAGCAACCATGCTTAATCGCATTCTCATCAGGAGCATATATTTCTAATCTTGTTTCACCAAACTCAAAGATTCTGCTACCACCTTGTTTTTCAATATGTATAAGGGAGCATTCAGGGAATATATACTTTATCGCCTTGCATATCTTCTCGTCCTTGATAAGTGGCTCTTTTGGTTCGTAATCTTCCCAGTTTTGTAAGAATGAATGATAATCTTTTTCCGTTTTCATTCTTAAAATTCCATTATCTAAATAATGTATTTCTACCGTAGTTAGTGATGTATCTATATATTTAACATCTTCTAATATTTCCCCTGTCTTTTTATTGCGTAGTTTCATATAGCATCACCAGTTTTATTAATTTCCTCTAGTATACGCTCAAGCTCTTTGGCTTCCTCAGGGCTTATACTAACTAAGCCCTCGCTCTCTTGGAGTTCCATTTTCTGATCGTGAGTTAGTATTTGGTTTTTTTTTAGTGTACACATTTTTCTCTATTTCCCTATTAAATTCTATATTTAAGTAATTGTCTAAAGCATTAAATCTATCGTCAAATAATTTACTAAATTTTTTTTTGTTACAAAGTACTCTAATGTTTCAAAGTCATCTCTTAAGTTATCTAATCTTTCTTGTAAATGTTCTACTTGTGCTTTTAATTCTTCTATCTGTTTTTTTTTTTCTCGTAAACATTATTTCCTCACTATTCTGATTAAATAATCTTCATTAAAGCTGTCAGATCTAACATATTTAACATACTCAGAATAAGTATTAAAGGTGTAGACAACCTCTTTGTTTGTGTTTAGTACTTGTATCTTTTTCATCGTGTTTTTCCTTGCTTAATATCTACCTCTATTGTAAAGCATATTTTTGGCTTTGTAAAGACTTTTTTCTACAATTTTTACATGAAGTTTTGCACAGGGTGTGGATAAGTATAAATGGTGATGATCGGAGTATTGGAGCTGGTCTGATGAGCATTTGAGCTGGTCAGCATACAATTAGAGCTGTAAGCTCATGAGAGCTTGTAGAACATATGTTTGGCTTATAAATGGTAGTTGTACTGTATTAATGTAAAATGTTT